GGTTGTGATTGTAAGTGGGTGGTTGTAGACCATCTACACATGCTCGTTAGTTCAATGCTTGATGGGGATGAACGTAAAGCAATTGACAGTATTATGCACAGACTACGTAGCATGGTAGAAGAAACAGGTGCAGGGATTATCCTTGTCTCTCACCTTAGAAGAGTAGAAGGAAATAAAGGACATGAGAATGGTATTACTGTAAGTCTTTCACACTTACGTGGTTCAAATAGTATAGCCCAATTATCAGATTGCGTGATAGCCCTCGAAAGAAATCAACAATCGGATGATGATTTAGAATCTCGGACAACGAATCTTCGTGTGTTAAAGTCTAGATACACAGGAGATGTTGGCAACGCTACATCTTTAGTTTATAATAAAGACACTGGTAGATTGCATGAGTATGAAGACTCAGAGTTATTACATGACAGTGATGCCATTCCATTTTAGGAGAACGTATGGAATTAGTATTTGACATTGAAGCTAATGGTTTATTTTTTGAAGCCGACACTATATGGTGTATTGTAGCTATCGATGAGAACGATAAGGTTTATTCTTTTAAACCTGACAAAATAAAAGAAGGTATAGAATTTTTACAGTCGGCAGATAAACTTATAGGTCATAATATTATTGGATATGATATACCTGTTATTAAAAAATTATATAATATTGACTTACATAAAACAAGTAAAGTTTTAGATACTCTTGTCCTGTCTAGGATTTCTAATCCAGTGAGAGAGGGTGGGCATTCTATTGAAAAGTGGGGCTATCGTTTAGGTGGAGTACAAAAACAACAACATGATGATTGGTCTAAGTTTTCTGAGGAAATGTTAAGTCGTTGTATAAAAGATGTTAAAATAAATAAAACATTATTTAATTATTTAAAAAAAGAATGTATTGGATTTTCAAAAGAATCAATTTTAATTGAACATCAAACCACAAAAATTTTACAAGAGCAAACAGAAAATGGTTTCTTTTTTGATGAAAAAGAAGCTATGTTATTGTTAAGTAAAATTAATAAAAGAAAAAGTGAAGTTGAAACTGAAGTACATGAAACCTTTAAACCTAAGTGGGTAGATGTTAAAGAAGTAAAACCAAAATTAAAACAAGACGGAACACTTTCAAAATCAGGATTAACTGAAATTGAATATACAGAAAGAGCTAAAACAAATAATATAAAACCTTTTATGAGACAAGAATTAAAAGAGTTTAACCTTGGTTCTCGACAGCAGATAGGACAATACTTAAAAGATTTTGGTTGGAAACCTACAAGGTTTACACCTACTGGTCAACCGATTGTTGATGAAATTACTTTAAATAAAGTAAAACATATCAAAGAAGCAGGATTAATCGCAGAGTTTTTACTATTACAAAAACGAGCTGCTCAAGTTTCATCGTGGATTGATGCTTTAAATAATGACAGGGTGCATGGTTCAGTCATATGTACTGGTGCTATCACAGGCAGGATGGCACATCGAAGTCCAAACATGGCTCAAGTACCTGCTGTGTACAGTCCTTATGGAACAGAGTGTAGAGCATGTTGGACTGTTCCCGAAGGTTACAAACTTGTAGGTGTAGATGCAAGTGGATTAGAATTAAGAATGTTAGCACACTACATGGCTGACGAGGAATACATAAATGAAATTATTAACGGAGACATTCACACAGCTAACCAAAACTTTGCTGGACTTAAATCAAGAGATGAGGCAAAAACTTTCATCTATGCACTCATATACGGAGCAGGAGATGAAAAAATTGGAAGCATCATTAAAGGAAGCAGAGCAGATGGTAAACTCTTGCGAGAACGCTTTCTTAGTAGTCTACCAGCACTTGCAACTCTTAAGAACAGAGTTGATATCGCAGCAGAAAAAAAATTCCTCAAAGGATTAGATGGTCGTAAGATATTTTTAAGACATAAACATGCAGCTTTAAATACTTTATTGCAAGGTGCAGGTGCTATTCTCATGAAGAAAGCATTAATTATGTTAGATAGTTTGCTTAGACTAAATACAATTGATTATAAATTTGTTGCAAACATACACGATGAATGGCAAATTGAGGTGAAAGAATCTCAAGCAGAATTTACAGGTGAACTTGCTGTTAAAAGTATTATAAAAGCAGGTGAACATTTTAATCTTCGCTGTCCAATGGATGGTGAATACAAGATAGGAGATAATTGGAGTGAAACCCACTAAAGAAAACAGAAAAAAGTTTGACATTGACCTAGAATATGGTACAATACGTGAAGAAAAAATAGCAGAAATGCTAACTAATAAAAAGATTGAAGTTAAATCTGAAAAAGATTTATGGCAGAAGTCCGGAAACATATGTATTGAATATGAATCATGGGGTAAACCTTCAGGAATTAGAGCAACAGAATCTGATTACTGGTTTCATAATCTTTGTGTAGGAGACAATGAATTTTGTACTCTTGTGTTTAAAACAGATGTTCTTAGAACTATAGTAGATAAACTTGATACATTTAAAACTGTTAGTGGTGGTGACCACAAAGCAAGTAGAATGTTTCTTGTAAATTTACAAAAACTATTTTCATCAGATGTAATTAAAGCCTTTAAGGAGGCAGACAATGAAAAAGAAACTAAATAATTTAGTAGCAGATATCTACAGCGTATTAGATTCTCTTACCGAGGGAAACGAATTAAATATTTCAGAAGAAATGTTTGAGGAGTTTGGTAAAGATATGACGGATGCGTTAAGGCATTGGGCTACACCACAAAACGTAGAAGGTAAACCTATTTTACGTATGTCAAATGTAGGTAGACCCGAACGAAGACTTTGGTTTGATACCCACACGCAATCGGATACTACAGAAAAATTACAGCCGAGCACTCAAATTAAATTTTTGTATGGGCATTTACTAGAAGTATTACTTTTGTTCTTTGTTAAACTAGCAGGACATAAACTTACGTCACAACAAAAAGAAATAACTGTGAGTGGTATAAAAGGACATATGGATTGTATGATAGATGGCGAAGTTGTTGATGTTAAAACTGCTTCAGGTTATGCGTTTAAAAAATTTAAAGAAGGAACATTGGCAGAAGACGATGCATTTGGATATCTTTCTCAGTTGGCAGGGTATGAAGCTGCAGAAAAAACTAATGCAGGTGGCTTTCTTGTTATGAATAAAGAAACAGGTGAGCTTACAATGTTTGTTCCTGATGATATAGATAAACCTAATATTAAATCTAAAATAAAAAAAGTAAAAAATATTATTGCTTCAGACACCCCTCCAGATTTTTGTTATGCACCAATTCCTGAAGGAAAAGCAGGTAATATGAAAGTTGCAAGAGGTTGTTCATGGTGTCCTCATAAGTTTGAGTGTCATAAAGATGCTAATGATGGGCAAGGATTACGTGTATTTAATTATGCAAAAGGACCTGTGTATTTTACAAAAGTTGTTAGTGAACCTAACGTGGAGGAAGTCAGATGAATGGAAGAAAGTCTAAAGCAATAAGAAAAAAATCAATTGAGTTTTTAGTTATGTGGTTGAAAACTATGCTAACAGATGAAGAAATGAAAAAGGTTTCTGTTTCTAATTACAAAAAATATTTACCAAAAGAAACTCATGTATTTGCAGGAAATACTTTTATGGTTTCAGCTTACACACCAAGATGGTTTGGAAAGCTAATTAAACGTAAATTAAAGTCTAAACCTCTTGACAAAATCCAGTACTCGGATATAATATAATGGTTGGCTTTAGAAAACCAAGGAAGATAAGACCAACAGAAAAAAATATCCCAAAAGGATATGATTCTAAGTGGGAACACACCCTGCATTCTACTGTTTTACAAAAGTGGAATCATCATTCAGAAAAAATACCATACGTAGTTGAGCACAATTACGAGCCTGACTTTGTTAAAACGATTAATGGTCAAACAATATTATTAGAAGCTAAAGGTAGGTTTTGGGATTACGCAGAGTACAGTAAATATATTTGGATAAGAGAAGCTTTAGAAGAACAGATAGGAGAGTTTGAGTTGGTGTTTTTATTTCTAAGTCCTTATGCACCAATGCCCCAAGCTAAAAAAAGAAAAGACGGAACAAAAAGAACTCATGCTGAGTGGGCTGAGAAAAATAATTTTAGATGGTACAGTGAAGATACTTTACCTAAAGAATGGAGAACAGATGAATTATAAATTTAATGAGGGACAATTAATACAAGAACTACAAGAGTATATTGATGGTACATATGGTGAGCACTATGCTTCTGATAAGTATCAAGCCACTGATGTAATCATTGATTCAGGACATGGTATGGGTTTTTGTATGGGTAACATCATAAAGTATGCAAAAAGATACGGAAATAAAGAAGGACACAATAGAAAAGACTTGCTTAAAATATTACATTATGCTATAATAATGCTTGACATACACGATGATAGAGACAAGTTTTTTAAAACAGGAGAAAGTAAGTGGTAGAAGATAAAGTGGGTATCAAGGAATATCTTGGTATAAAAATTAATTACAGTAATGAAAAACTATTAGATAAGTTTAGCCTTGATACTCTCAAGGATAGATACTTATGGGAGAATGAAACACATGCACAAGAAGCATTCGCAAGAGCATCCGTCTTCGGAGCAACATACAAAGGTCACACAGATTTTGAATTGGCTCAAAGGCTTTATCACTACAGTTCCAATTGTTGGTTCATGTTTAGCACTCCTATACTTAGCAACGGGGGAACAAGTCGTGGGCTTCCTATTAGCTGTTTCCTCAATTATGTACCTGACAGCAGGGATGGTTTATCTGCTCACTATGACGAGAATATATGGTTGGCGAGTTCAGGCGGAGGTATTGGTGGATATTGGGGAGATATTAGGAGTAACGGGATTTCTACTACTCATGGCAGTCGTTCTACTGGTTCAATTCCTTTCATACACGTAGTAGATTCACAGATGTTAGCCTTTAATCAAGGCACAACAAGACGTGGTTCTTATGCTGCATACATGGACATATCTCATCCGGAGATTGAAGAGTTCATTAACATGCGTAAAGAATCTGGTGGTGATATCAACAGGAA